AGGCCGCTATGGGACGTTGACAAACAAAACAGTAGCGGAGGTACATGACATTCAAATGCAAGCCCTCCAGGACCCTCAGGCACGCTTTACAGACCTCCGTGGCAACACCTCTAAGTCCGCTGCTGTTGGTGCTGGTCAGTTTGTCAACATGATTGAAGCTGCACAGCGGATGGGTGTTGATGTAAACAAACAACTTTTTGACTTGCCATTCCAACATAAAATGATGGTGTTCTACGCTAAAGAAGCTGGTATTGACTTTACTAAAAAGCTTACCCGTGAAGAATGGAATACTGTTGGATCTATCTGGGCTAGCATTAGTCAGAAGCTAGGTCAGTCTACAAACACTGCTGACCAAACTTACCAATTCTATTTAGATGATCTCTCACGACGAGGTATTGATTGATGAATGACGACATTTTTGAACCCATACCTCTGCCTGTTGATGAAGTAATTCCACAGATCGTAGATGCAGTGGCACCTGAAGAGGAGGATCCTGAAGAACCAGAAACTGTAGAAACTCCTGAACAACCTGCTGAAGAGCGCCCCGCTGGAGGCACGTTTCAACCTGGGCTGAATCGCAGCGTAGGTTTTATTGACACAGTCTTCGACACCTTAGCAGCTCCTGGTGCAGGTCTAAATGATTTTATTACAGACCAGATCAACAGGATTCCTGGGGTAAACATACCCAAAGCACAGAAGTACGAGAACAAAGCTATTGAAGCTGTTCGTAACATTTCTGGCTTGGTCCTGCCATTTATTCTGACACGTAAGGTTGCTGGTGGAGCTGCAGCAAAACTCAAAGCTCAACTCCCTGCCAACCTGCAGCGCAGTAAAGTTCTGAGCGGACTGGGCAACATGGGACTTGACCTTGGTGTTGGTGCTGCTGTTGATGTCGCTTCTTCTGTCAATGAAGTCGATGACAACTTTGAGGCATTCCTCCAGGACAACTGGCCTAAGACCTGGTCATTCTTGCCGTCAGACTGGCGGACCCTAGACAGTGATTCTCCTGACCTAAAACTAGCTAAAAACGCATATTCTGGTATGCGCTTTGGACTGGTCACAGGTGTCCTTGAAAACACAGTTAAGTTCTGGAGAGCTATCCACGGTACTAAGAACCTCACAAAATACGTTTTCGAAGATGAGGCTGCTACAAGTAAGCTGTTGCGTGAAACAGACGAAGATCTTCCTGAAGATTTTGCAGAAGCTGTAGCAAAAACAGATGCCAAACGTGAAGAGGTTCTTGACGAGACAGGTGCTCTCAACTTGTCAGTCAACCCTGAACCTACAGCACCAACATTAGGTGTCCATGACACTCTAAGTTCTGGAGCCTCTCGTGTTATTCCAGAGGATGACATGGGTGTCTTTGCTGCTGCTGTTGATGCGTTCCGTATTAAGAACAACATCGGTACAGCACATGGCCGTCTAGGTGCGATCGTTACTGACCCAACACTAGAAAACTTCCTTAAGGCAACCGACTCACCGAAACGTGAATTGGTTGAGATGACAAAAGAAAAGATTAGGAACGGCGGTAAGTTTACTGTAGAAATCCCTGGTTCTGTTAGCCGTACGTCTGATGAGGTGTACAAGGCTGGTGAAGAACTGGCAGACATTTTGGTTGATCCACGTGCTACACCTGGACACTTGCGTGCAATCCTTAATGAATTTAAGGATGAGTATCAGAAAGTCGGTGGCAGAGTCAAAGCTTTGGGTGAAGTTGCTGATATAGCTACCCTTAAAACCTTGGCTTACTACCTGGACGAAGTCGTCGATATGGATGTGCAAAAAGCATCTGCATATCTGCAAACGTCCATGGCTGGGCAAGTCTCTGACATTTCTGAAAGCATCGCAAGGATGACTGATGAAGACGCTGTCAAGCGTGGTCAGGAAATGGTCTTTAACCGGATCGAATACCTGATGAGTGAGTCTGGTCTTGCTGGCAAACTGAAAAGCCAAGCTCTTAGCATTAGAAATCTAAAACGCCTTAGAGGCAAAGCCAAGGCAGATGCCGCTGCAGAAGCAAAACAGACTGCACAACAGATGGTGATTGACAGCAAACAAGCTGCAAAACAAACTGTTGACCAACTACGGACGATTGCACGTGAACGTCCTATGTTCTTGCAGCCTTTGGTAGAAGCTATCGCACTGCTTGATGGCAAAGTAGATTCTATGGCATCTTTGAACAACTTTGTTGAACAGAGTTTGCCTGCTATCAACAAAGCTTTTATTGACGGTCAATCGCAAATCCCTAATCAAATTGTGCAGGGATTCTACTCTAACATTTACAACTCAGTGCTGTCTGCAGTTGGTACTCCTTTGAAAGCTGCTGCCGGTAACGCTGCGTTGATGTTCAGCAAACCAATCACCCACTTTGCTGGTGCAATCACTAACCCGCAACAACTACGTCGTGGTTGGTACGCATACAACGCTGTGTTCGATAGTTTTGTGAAAGGTGCAAAACACTTAGGCTACACCTTTTATAAAGCCTCTCGTGACCCTGAATCCGTCAACTACATCATGCGTGAGGATTTGGTCAATAGGAACAAGTCTACGATGCGTGTCTTACGTTCTTATGCCGAAGCTGCACAAGAATATGGTGAAGACGGACCAATGGCTTTGTACAACATGGCACAGGTCCTTGATGACATTGGTAAGAACCCAGTCTTGCGTGCTGGTGTGAACGCTATGACTGCAGCAGATGGCTTTACACGAGCTGTCATGGCTAACGTACGTTCACGGTTTGAAGCCTACGACGAAGCGTTTGCAAAAGGTGCGGCTATCACACGTGACGTTGATAAGCGTGCTGATGAGTTGTTCAAACAAAAGTTTGATTCGTTTGGTTTTATTGACGACCCAGCTACTAACTACATTAGCCAAGAAATCGCACTTAACCTTGACAGCCCTGGAGTCAAATCCTTTACAACTTTGATCCGGGAAAACCCCTGGATGCGTCCCTTCTTGCTGTTCCCACGGACACAAGCAAACGTTGTCAGGCAGTTCATTCAGCATACTCCTGTAAATGCCTTCATGAAGGATTACAAGAAGCTGATTCAAAATGTACCTGCACGTGACTTCACGAACAAAGAGATCGAAGAGATTCTTACTTCACGTGGCATGTCCGTCAAAGATCCTAGAACTAATCGGGCTGAATTTGAAGGCATCCGTGCTGAGCTTAGAGGCAAGGTAGCACTAGGTTCGTTGGTAGGTTTGTTGGGATTCCACCTGTTCTCACAAGGCAGGTTGCACGGCTCTGGTCACTTTGACAAAGCACGTCAACGTACGCGTGACACTCTTGGTTGGCAAAAGAATGCCATTCAAGACACCGAAGGTAACTGGCATTCATACGAATATCTCGGACCTTACGGTGACATGCTTACGTTCATGGCAAACGTCATGGACAACGCTTCTAGCATCACACAAAATGACGCAATGTCATTGATGCAGAAAGCAGCTTTTGTGCTTGCAGCTTCAATCACTGATCGTTCTATGTACGCAGGTATCGAACCTATGCTTGACGTAGTGCGTGGTGATGGGTCTGCAATGAACCGTTGGGCAGCAGGTTTTGTCAGTTCATTTGCACCGTTGTCTGGTCTGCGTAACGAAGCAGGTCGTGTTATTAGCCCTGCTTACCGTGAACTTGACAATGAGCTAGGTCAACTGATCCGCAATCGTAACCGTTTCCTTGACCCAATCGACACAGAAGGCGCACTGCCTGTTGCACCTGATTGGCTGACAGGTAAGCCTATTGGTTACTCTGATAACCCCTGGCTCAACTTCAGAAACGGAGCAACCCCCTTCAAAGTTCGTGAAGCAGACGCTGCAATCGAAGAACGTCAGTTCTTGTTTGCTATTGAGTACGACGCACGTCCTGTCCTAGATACTGGTAAGTACGGTGTCAAATATACACCAGAAGAACGCTCTGAGTTGATGACTCAGTTCGGGCAAGATCCCCTTCTGTTGAAAGGCATTAGACGCATTATGAACAAGATGCCCGCTGAAGTCTGGAGAGACAAGCTTAAAAAAGCAAGAGGCGGCATGGTGCTTGGACTAGGCGGTGACGAGGTTCCAGCCGATAAGTTTGCCAATTTGTACAACGACCTAGATCGATTGATGCGGCAAGTCAAAAGACGTGCCCTTGGCCGTATGGATGAAGATATGCGACGTGATATTCGCATCCGTGAAATCCAGGCTGGTAAAAACCAAGCAGAGTTCCTGAGAGGACGTGGACCTAAATTTCCACTGACTAACAAATAATCCACCCGTAACCTAAACATCTAAAATGTGTAATGGCTACAACTGAAGTATTTTACAACGGTGACAACTCTGACGTCACCTTTACAATTCCATTTGAATATCTAGCGGAATCCGACGTTAAAGTTTCTGTCGGAGGTAATGAATTTTTTGCGGGCTCTGCCATCCGTGCTCAGGACCTTAATGATGATTTCCTGCAGGTACTATACTCTGCACAGGAAATCGAAGATCAGTTTGTAACTAAATCTGACGGTGAGTTCGACACTAACGTCGATATGAACAGTAACAGGATTACCGATATGGCTGATCCTGTTGACGCACAAGACGCTGTTACCAAGCAGTACCTAGAAGATAATTACTTTGATGATGGCACTGAGACTATCGTAGCGGCTGAGACTTGGCCTGATAACGACACCACGATTGCTACCACTGCAGCTATTGATAACCGTGTTGATTCTAAGATTGACACGGCTATTGAAGGTGACATCCTTATTAACAACACTGGTCTCAGTAAGTCTGCTACTGGTGGTCAAGTAACCCTTGGCATTGCAGCTAACTCTGTTGACCTTGATCGTATCAAAGATTCTGATAAAATTACTCTTTCTGAGCAAGAATCAGACAACGATCAAGTTGGTACTGATGATCAAATCTTTACTGCTAAGGCTGCTACCCGCAGGTTTAACAACTACTACCAGAACGATGCACCAACTGATACTGATGGTGTTGGCCTTGGTCAAGTTTGGGTTGACCCTAACGACGACCTGACCCTGTCTGTTTGGACTGGTTCTGCTTGGAGTGCTATTACTTCTGGCGGTACGTTTACTAACCAGCCTAAGGTTGTTTACGTTGACGCTTCTAGCGGTGACGATAGCAACGATGGTCACCGTATCAGCCGTCCTAAGAAAACTATTGCTGCTGCTTTGTCAGACATCAATGGTGACTCTGAAGGTGATGGTAGTATCGTCTCTGTTGCACCTGGTATTTACGCTGAAACCCTGCCACTTGACATTGAAAAAAATGACATTGGCATTATTGGTCAATCGCTGCGTACGTGTATTATTCACCCGAAGATCCCAACTGCTGACCAAGCTAGCTACGACGTAGACACTCCGCACTCCCAAGAACTGCAGACCATGTTCCGCGTGAACAGCGGTTCATACTTTCAGAACCTGACCCTTACAGGTATGAAGGCTAGCGGTACACGTGGTGATAGTGGTTCTTATTATACGGATTCTACACACGGCTTGCCTCCTAACCAAGGTTGGAACTTTGCGTTCTACCCTGATGCACAGATTAAAAAGTCTCCGTACATCCAAAACGTTACTAACTTCTCTGACAGTCAGATCAACAACGTAACGTTTACGCCACACGTTCCTGGCGAAGGTGCAGCCGGTGACCTTGACTCTGCTCCTACTGGTGGCGGTATTTTAGTTGACGGTAGCGTACCTGCTTCCGACAGCCCGCTGCGTTCAATGGTGTGTGATAGCTACACCCATACTGCATTGGATGGTCCTGGTATTCTTGTTACCAACAACGGTTACATGCAGGCTACCAGTAGCTATGCATTCTTTAACCACGCTCACATCACCTGTATCAATGGTGGTCAAGCTAACCTGGCAGCATCTACCACCGACTTTGGTCGGTTCGGTCTGATTGCCGACGGTAAGTCTCCTAACCCCATCTTCACATCAACCGTTGATGGTGCTGCTAGCGACGGTGCTACTACCTTTAATATCGACGCACCCACTGCAGGGTCTAACCTGTATGGTGGCAGCGAAGCGTGGTTCGGTGATGCTCAACGGCCTGCCACTAACATGTTGGTTGAGGTCAACAGCGTTATTTATCCAATCCTGTCCGCAACTGCAAACGGCAGTGGCTGGACCGTAGAAGTTAGTCGTCCTGATTCCAACAACCGTAGCACTAACCTCGGCCTTAACGGCGCTATTGCTGATGCTGCTACTGTAAACTTCTACCTTCGTTCGATGATCGCTTCTAGTGGTCACACGATGGAGTATGTGGGTAGTGGTACAGACTACAACGCACTGCCTGAAAACGGTGGTGTTCCTGATGAAAACGATCAAAAGATCGAACTTAACAACGGTAAGATCTGGACTGCTACAACTGACCACAACGGTAAGTTTACTATCGGCGGCAACCAGACCGATGACCCGTTCTTTGAGGTAGACCAACAGCTTGGTTTCGTTACCATCCCTGAAGGTTCTATTGCCTTTAACCTGTTGTCAGACGAAACACCGCAGCTTGGTGGTGATTTGGATGTCAACAGTAATAAAATTGTAAGCACCAGTAACGGTGATATTGAGATTGAGCCTAACGGTACTGGCAACATTGTACTGGATGGGAATGTTGGCGTGGAAATCTCGTCGCCTGATGGAAAACTTACGTTGCCCGCAACGGCTTCAAACACTCCTGCATTAAGGCTGCAATCTGCGTCTTCAGACACTGATGGTGCGCTGTCCAGCTTTGCAGATGCAAGCGGAACTTATATTGCCCTTGGTGCAAACTACCATTT